ATAAAGGAGCATTTTCCATAATACTTCTAAATTCATCACCTTGTAATTTTCCAGAAGCCATAGCCTGAGTTAATTGATACATTCCTGATGTTTGTTCAGAAGTTGTTGCTCCTCCAACTTTAAAAGATTTTGCCATTAATTCAGAGAATTTTACAGTTTCCATATTACTATTAAATGCTTGTGGAGCTAATAAACCTAATTTAGAAACTACACTTGCTGTATCTAAGAAACCTGCTCTAGAATTCTTAGCAGATTGAAATATAGCTTGTTGTAATTGTTCAGTTGATTGTTTTCCATCATTCATTAAATTTAATCTAGCCATAGTTTGTGAAAGATTATCAGATGTATCTAAACCTATTTTTAATGATTGTATTCCAGCATAAATTCCTATGAAACTTTTTATTCTTTCATACAAAGAATTAGCTTTATCTACTCCTTTACTTAAAGCTGTGTTAAATCTATTTTGTTCAACTACATTATCTTGAATTCTTTTTTGAATATTTTTTTCTATTTCATTTAATTGTGCTCCAGCTTGTACTATCATACTTTGTGCATTTGCTAATCTACTGGTATCAATACTAACATCTGTATTATTAACATTTTGTAAAGCTACAATAGTTGTATTTATAGCACCAACGATATTGTTTAAAGGAGTGGACATTGCATCCATAAGCATTATAGAACCTTGTATCGTTGACATTAATCCACCTCCATTATTTCTTACTAGCTTTTTCTTCAGATTGAATTCTTATCTGAATACTTGCCATTATGAATGCTTGTTCCTCTTTTGGTAGACTCAAAAATTCACTAGGCAACATATGGAACTTGTGGAGGCAATAGTAAAGGATATTAGCCTCACTATCGCCCCCATTTATTAGTTTTTTGCTTCTTCAGTTAAATCTTCAAGTGTTTTAAATCCATTGATTTTTTGAACTTCTGCAAATAAGTCTTGAAACTCACCTGGCAATAGCATAGCTGTCAACAGGTCAGGTTTGTTTTTTACTCCATAGCTATCTTGCAATTCTTGATTTTGTAAATCTGGATAAACAACACAAGCAGCGATTAGCATAGCAGAATATTTATTAGAGTCTAATTGAGGGAATAATTGTCCTTTTTTCCCTTTTAATTCTTTAATTTCAGTGTTAGCTTCTCTTAAAATTTGGTCTTCCTGTGCTGTTAAAGGTCTTATTTCCCATTCAGCAACTTTTCCATCTTCATCTTTAAATCTTTCAGAAACTGCTACTTTTTTATTTTCTTTTTGTACTGCATTTTGTTTTAAGAATACTTCCATATTTGTCATATTTATTCACTCCTTATATCATTCCATCTAAAATATTAAATGGTTTATTAATTATAAAATGTTCAAATGTAAACTTAATTTCTTCCTCTAAATACTCTGCTCCAGCATCAAATTTAGATAATATTCCACCATCAGTATTGCAACCTTGGTAAAGGATAGTTTGTCTACCAGCTTTTGAAGTAGGATCTTCATTAGAAACTTCTATTTCAAAGAAAATATCCTCTCCAGTATTTTGATATTTTTCTAATAGTTCTCTAAAAATTGGAGCATTATAGTGAACTGTCATAGTTCCACTACCTTTACCACCAACAGATTTATTTCCTTTACTTACTTTACCTAAAATAGGCACTTCAGTTTTTGTTTTGTCATAACTTGCTTCAAATTTAATTGCTGTCATTAGATTGTATCTTTTCCCTTCTAATGTAACATAGCATTCTCCTAAGCTACCTGATACAGCATCTTTAGCATTCATTGTTATCATATCTGCCATATTTTATCTACCTCCTATTGAACAATAACTGTCATATAAAGAATTTCCATACAATTTACAGGATTAACTGGGTCTGTAACAACTACTGATTTTTTAGTTAAACCTTTCTCAACTTTAACTTTTTTAGGATCAAAATCTTCAAGAGCTTCTATTCTTTCAAGTTCTTGGTGATGTGCAACTATGTCTTTCCATAATCCTTCTCTTCCAGGATTATTATTTCTGCTTTTTCCAGAATGTTTTCTATTAAACATTAAAGCGATATCATTTCCTATTTGATCTAAAATTCTTATAGTTTGATTTGATTGGAAATCATCATTTTTATATATAGTTATTGATGTATAACTATTTATATCAGTCAGCACATATGGTTCTCCAACATTGTTATGGAATAATAATTGTCCTGCTTTTATTCCATTTATTAATTCAGATTGAGTAAACTTAGTGTCAACTATAAAATCTCCATCATATTTTGTATTTGTTAAAGTTGCATTGACTTCACAACTTGCCTCAGCACCTGTTAACCAATAAACTAGTGATTGTTCTGGAGCTCCTTCATCTTTAACTTTATTTTGTAAGTTTATTACTCCTTCATAATCTGCTGCATATCTATATACAACACATTGAAGTTTCACACCAACTTCATCTCTCATTCTCTTAGTCCATTGAACATATAATTTCTTTATTACTTCATCTTTAGAAGTACATCCAATAGTATTAAAAGAATAAGATTCAGCTAAATCTAAAAATTTTTGATGTTCAGCACCAGTTACAGTAGTTAAGTTAGCACCATTTGATAGTTTAGTTCCAGCAGTATCAGTAAGCTGAGCTGCCTTTTTAAATATGACATAATCATTATCAACTAGCTCAGAAGCATTAGCAACTGTTTGGCTATCCACTTTCTTAGTACCTAACATAGTAATAACATCTTTTTTATTAGATTCATCTATATTAGTCTTAACTATAATAGTTATGTCATTCCCTCTTGTTCCACTGTATTTTGCAGTTGCATAATCATTACTTGCTTTTACACCATTACCATTTAATCTATAAAGATAAACAGTTTTAGCTTTCATAAATAAATCTCTTAAAGGTTTCATTTTTTCATCTGTATAATCATATCCAAAAAGTTTCATAGTATCTTTTTGAAAATCACTATTTTCAACTTTAAAAATGTCGCCATCTACTCCCCAATCAAGTTCAGTAGCAATAGCAGCAAAACCTCTATCAGATATATTTACTGTAGCTCTTGATGCAGAAACAAAATTAATATATGCTCCTGGTAAAACTTTATTTTGAGTTAAAAAAGTTCCTCCACCATTCATTATTGAACCTCCTTATTCATAAATTCTTCTATAATTTCATCTATCTTTGAAAAACTATATTCTTCATCATCTTTTAATAAAACATTCAATATATCTTTTCTATTTGAATATTTTTTGCTTGCGATAATTTGTTCTTTTGAATATAGGACTTCATCATCTTTTTTTGTTTTAGTTGCCATTAGTCCCTCCTATCTGCTTTTACATCTGTTTTTAATTCTTCCATAAATGGTTCTTCTTCTCCTACTTTTCTTACAAATGGCTTGAAAGTTACAAAGTAATGAAGATTTCCATCTATAAACTGTGAATTTCTATCTAATCCCCTTAATAAATCTCCTTCTTCAGTTTTTATAACTTCCAAAATATTATTTAATTTTTGAGCCATTTCCATTAATTCCCAATTATCATCTTCATTTTTAGGAAAATATTGAATATCTAAATCTATTTTTTGCTTATATCTATTTCCTAAAAGTTGTTTTTCATTAGGATTTAATAGTTGAATAAAAAAGCAAGGCTCTTCAAAACCTTGCTTAATCTTATTCACATATATTTCTACTTCTGGAAATGTTTTCTCAAGAGTATTAGATATAGCACTTACTACTCTACTTAGCATTACCAAACACCTTCTTCAATATACTATCTAATTTCTTTTCTAATATAGCATCCATATTTTCTTTTATTTCATTTTCTGAAATTGTTAACATAAATCTACCTGGAACCCAAGCTCTTTTTAACTTTTTGCCAAGTACAGCAACAAATCTACCTGGTGTTTGCCTATGTCCATACTCAACATAAGAAGCATAAAAGGCAGAGTTTATAACTTCAACTGAATATATATTACCATTTTTAAAGACTTGACCTATTGTCCAGTTTCTTCTTAAATTTCCACCCACTTTTCTATTAGCTGGAACTTTTTTCCACTTACCGTCAACTAATTTAGTTGTTTGAGTTAAATGACTATAATCTCCAACTGGTGTTCTAAAAATTACTTTTCTTAATAATAAAGCCCCTAAAGATTTAACAAGACTTGCCATTATTTCAGCTTGATTTTTTTGTATATTTTCTAAATTCTTTTTCATTACTTCTAATCCAGCTATATTAATTTTTACAGCTTGTCCCATATTAAGCTCCTTTATTATCAGTTACTAAAATGACTTCTTGATGTACTGAATATATAGCAGGGATACCTGAAGCTTTATAAGTTTTAGATATTCCATTTCTAGTTACAACTATTTTTGAATTTTCTTTTATTTCTACTTTATTTGAAAGAAATAATTTTATAACTTGATTTGTTATAGCTATTGAAGGAGTTTCACTTGTAGAAGATATATTTTGAAATGAAATCCTACAAGGAATATTCTCTTGAACTAAAATTTCTTTAAACTCGGTTGTTTTAGTTTTTGGGTCCTTTACTTTTTCAAAATTATAAATACTGCAAGTATCTCTCCATAACTTTTGCAAATTTCTTACCATTGTAATCTCCTATATCTATATAACTCATTATCTTTACCAATTAATAAATCATTTAACATAATCTCAAAAAGTTCTTCAGGTGTTTTTACTGTATCAGAATAAGTTTCAGTTGTATCTCCTTCTTTAATAGATTTTAAAACAGAGGAGAAATCATAATCTTTAAGCTCTCCATTGAGCTTTTTAAAATTAAGTATTTCTCCTGCTGCTTTATCTACTAATATATATTTTAGTCCATCTGGAATGCTATCAAATGTATAATTTTGATTAGTAAAATTATTAATGCTAGATAAGGCTTTTTGTAAAAAATATTCTATACTTGTAGCTTCATCTAATTTAAATAACTTTAGTTTTTCAATCACCATTTCTTTGAAATTTTCCATAATTATCCTCTTGAAATTATTCTAACTATTGGAATAGATTTATGATCTATTACTTCTCCATCTTCTGATTTTACTAATTCCCAGTTAGCACCTTTTTCTAATTCTGTATCATCAGGGGATATTGTAGTAGATGTTTTATAAGAAATTCCAAATGGAGCATAGCATAATCTTTTTCTTGATATTAAAGTATCTTCTCCACCATTTTTATATGGATTTCTTGCCATTTCATAAGGATGTAATGTTCCTAAATCTTCATAGTCAAATGCTCCTACTCCTAGTAAGTAAGTAGAATACTTTGTTCCTGTTGGAACTAATGCAGCATATTCCCCTTCTTTAGCAGTCCATTTAGTATCAAATTTTGCACCATTTACTGTTGCAACTGAAACTTCTTTTTCTCCTGTTCCAGCAGTAGTAATTTTTAATGCTTCTGGATGTGATGCTGTTACTTTTGCATATTTTTCTCCAGTAAACTTTTCAGCTGGCATTGAATCATCTATAAATACAACTCTACCATTCCAAGTAGCTAATCCTACTTCTCTTTGCATTCCATTTGCATCAGTTTGAGTAAAGTATTTTATTATTTGTAGATTTTCTAAGTTTGTAGCAACTGTTGAGTGCATAATTGCCATTTTGATAATGTTTTTATTATCTCCACAAGCTTTTTGTGATGCACTATTTAAAGTTGTAGCTCCAACTTCTCCATCTGCTCCTGCTTTTTGAGTTATATCAAATGTATGTGCCTCAACGAACTTAGCTTCTTCTCCACCAGTCATTGAGAATACTCCTTTTAATATTTTTATTAATGTATTTTGATAAACTTCAGCCCAGTAATCAACTAATTGAGCAGCAACATTATCCATAAAATTAACTCCACCTGTTATATCAAATGAAAAATCTTTTTCAGTCCATGCTGCCATTCTACCAATTGTGATTACTCCTCTATTATATGTTTTTGTAGATCCTGCAGTTAAATCTGTTGAACCGTTATAGTTTAAAGGTGTTCCTCCTATTTTTCCAAGCATTGGTAATACTGCATAATGAGTTCCTGTTTGGTTTGCAAAGGCATCATGTATTTCTTTATTGCCTCTAATTGCTCCACACTTTAATAATTCATTCTTTTTTGTGTTTGGTATTCTGCTAGAATACTTTCCAAATGCCTCAGCATTAAATGTTTTTGCATCAAAATATTTTGCCATTTTTCATCTTCTCCTTTTTTATAAATTGTTAATATCTAAGTTAGGATTAGCTTCTAACATAGCTATCATTTCTGAATAAGTTTTCGGTCCATCTCCACCTGAAGTTTTATTATTTCCATCACCAGGAACAAAACCATTTGGATTAGCTGGTTGCTTTTCAATCTCAAATAAGTATGGATCTGACTTTTTCAAATTAGATAATTGTTCTTCTAATCCTATAACCTTACCATCTTTTAAATCTGCTTTTTCTAAATCTAATAAAGCTTTTATTGCTTTTGAATTCTTTCCTTTTGCTCCTGTTATAGCAACATCAACTGCATTATTTAACTGTAAATCAAATAAGTCTTTTGCATATTTTTCAGCAGCAGTTTTATTATCAGTTTGAAGTTTTTCAATTTGAGCTTTTAATTCTTTATTATCTCCAACAGATTTTTCTAACTCTTTTAATTGCTTGTCTCTTTCTGCAAGCTGTGTTTCTAAATTCTTTTTAGCTTCTAGTTCTTCGTTAAAACGACCTTTTGGAACAAAACTTTCCATGTATGTTTTATGAGCTCCTAAAACTTTATCGGCTTGTTCTGATGTAAGTCCTAATGCTATTAATTGTTCTTTTTCCATTTTTTTCACTCCTTCATTTTTATCGTTGTATGCCAACGTAATTGGTTGTCTTGTTCTTTATCGCCTACAATACTAAAAAGGCGAGATATTTGTTTAAATATATAATAAGTTTAATTATTACTTGAATTTAATCACTCTCCTTATTAATAAAAAAAGAGGAGTATAAAATTCCTCTTTAACTTATGAATATTAAAAAACTATCTTAGATTTTATATTTGACGATATTTCCCAGCTCTATAATTTTCAACAACTTTTATTTCTCCTAATTCTTCGATTCTTTTTAAGGCTTTTTCATTTTCTATTTTTGATAAATTTATTTCTTTACCATCTTTAATCGAAACAGTTTCAATATCATTAAAAATAAAATCTAATAATTTGTAAACTTCATCATAATTTTTTGGATCTATTAAATCTTTTGAAAGGTTCCAAAACATTATTTTACCCCCTTTAATTTCATTGCAGACACTAAAACATTATAAAAAATTTCTTTCTCAAAATCTGTTAGATTATCAATAGAAGTTGTATTTTTCATTATTTCAGTACTTCTATCCACTATTTCTACTACTTCTTCTTTTGATAAAATATCAGGAGCATTTTTATAAATCAATGTAAATATCTTACTTTTATTTTTCTCTATATAGTCAACATATTGTTTACTATATTCTAAAATATCCAACTCTTGCTTAAAAATAACATCTCTTATAGGTATCCATATAGCATTTTTACCTTTATACCTTTCATAATATGCTATTCTACCAAAATCTGAGATAGTTTTACATTCTTTGAATTTTCTAAACTTCTTCAATCTAGGTAAAACTTCAGCCATTCTCTCTGGGTAAGAAACTCCTAATTTTACTTTATTTCCTACCAAGTCCGATAAATAATGTCCTGATGATTCAGCAAAAACTTCTTCTATATCTCTCCATTTATCTATAAAATCAACATCAGAAAAATGAACATCTACCAATTTGTTATCTAACATTGCATGATAAGATTCATGAAAAATTGTTTTTTCACGATAATATAAATTCCTTTCGTCATTTAAAGATAAATTCATCGTTTTAAATTTTCTTCTATACATAATTTTTTTACTTTTTGTCAATTCTATATCACAATCTGATGATACTGACCCTCTAAAATCCATTATTTCAAAGTTTAAGTTCTCATCTAAACCTAAATTTCTTAAAGTCCTTTTCCCTACTGTTCCAAGACCTGAGTTGTGTTTAACACCTTTTAAAACATTTTCTTTTATTTCTTTATCTATTGCATCATTTCTTAATTTAATTATATCAGATTTATTTTTGCTTTCAAGATTATTTTTATTATTTACTTGTCTATGATATTTTTTAATATATTGGTCTTTCCATTCCTTATAATTCATATACTTAACTTCTTTATATTCTCCATTTTCATCTCTTGATGCTCTTGTAGGCTCATCATCAAAGTATGGAGCTATAACTGTTCTGCAATGAGAATGAAAAGGGGGCACAGTTACTCCTATCTCCTGGTCAGATATATTGAAAACTTTTCCGTCCATTTCTTGACAAATTTCAGAAGTATGTAAATCCAAAGTTGCCACTATTTCATATTGTTCAACACCTATGCTTTTAAAAGCTTCTATCTGTGCTTTTGAAGCATAAGCAGCTGATTCTGTTTCTAGTAATCTTCTAGCAACATACTCTTTATTTTTTATCTTATCAGAAACAAATTTAGATATATCTTCAACAGCTTCATCTAATGTACTACCAGTTATAAAAGATTGAGTAATTTTAGTTCTCAATGTATTTATTAATTGTTCCTTATCTTGCCAAATTCTATCTGAAAAAGTTTTTCCATCAGATAACCAAGGTTTAGATATAACTTGATTAATCTTATTTTTATCCAAAGTAGCAAAACTTGTTTTAAGATTTAAACCTTTTGAAATTTCATACAATGAATGATAATAAGTATCTTCATAATTCTTTATTAAATAATCTTCTAACATTTCATTTTCTTTATTTCTTAAAGCTTCAATGCTATTTTGAACTTGAAGTTGTAAAGCTTCTAATCTTTGAATATGAACTCTTGCAGAAACATTTTCAAGTTCTTTCTTCCAAGCTCCACTCTTGGCTTTTTGAGTATATTCTGCTAAGGCCCACTTAAATTCTTTTAATTCATCTTTAGTTAGTAATTTTTTAGCATCAGCTAATGATATTTGATTATTATCAGCTATTCTAATGTACCATTTTTCAATATCACTTTTTATTTTATTCTCTGCTATTTTATATTGTTTCTCTATTTCTTTAGCATAAGCTTTATTTAATATATTTCTTTGTTTTTCTTCTTCTTCAAATCTCTTAGTCCAGTAATTACTCATTTAAATCAGGAACTTTTTTAGTTCCAAAATCTCCAGGATAAGGATCTAATTCTTTATTTTCTTTTTCAAGTTGTTTTATTTCTTCGTCAACATTGTTAACCCAAGGATGTTGAGTTATTATAGTTTTTTGAGATATGATACCAACACTAGACTTACAATTATTAATTGTTTCAGATTCATTAACTAAAACATCTCTATTAAATATTACATCAAGAGTTTCATTAACATTTAAAGCTTTATTTATAAACCACATTAGCTCTTCAAAAGATGCTTGAAATTCTACTTCCATTTGATTAGCATCTAAATCTATATCAGAATACATAGATTGAATATTCATCTCATTAGGGTTAGCTCCAAGTCTTTCATCTTTAGCATCAAAGCCTCTTGCATTTTCTATTATTGCTTTTTTAAGTAATTTAATTATTAAAGCATAGTTTTCAGAGTTAACTTCTATTTGAAGTGCTTCAAGTCCACCTTTTCCACCATCAGTATTAGTAACTTTTACTGCTCTATATGTAGCTAAGTTTCTTCTAAACTCCCCTAAATTCTCTCCATCATAGTTAGTTAGGATTAAAATTGTACTTCCTGCATCTTCCATCATATTATCTTGAAATTTAGAAATTATTTCATTCAAGGCATCTTGTAAGCATTTAACTCTACATATCAAAGGTTGCTCTAAGTTATTACTTCTAAAAGGAATTAATGGAACTTTTCCCCAGTTGTATGTTTCTTCTCCTATTGATATATAGTCTGAATGTCCTAAAGGTTTCAAACTATCATTCCAAATAAAAAAGTCTACTCCATTTCCTGAGTAAACCTCTACTTTTTTAACTGTCACTAAACTATTATGTTGAAACTCTAAGACTTCATATAATCTTATAACTAATTCTAATTCATCTTTATTATTATCTTTCCATATTGGTAATATTTCAGAAGGTTCAAATTTTCTAAATTGTAATTCACCTTTTTGGTTAAAATATGGATATATCCAACCTATACCACCATTAAGAGTATCCTCTCCTAAATTTCTTAAAGTTCTTAGAAACTTATTACCAAATAATTTCAAAACATTTTCATTTTCACAAATAAAAGTTGGTTTCTTGGCCAAAAGATAATTAACTTTTTGGTCAACCATTTTCGAATATTGGTTATCAATAAGTTTAGAATTGACTAAATTATCAATATCTTCTAATCTACCTCCTTCTACTATTGCTTTTCTTTTTTTACTTAATATGTCATGACTTCCTTTGTAATATCTTTCTCCATTCACCTGGTCCACTCTAGTTTTTGAAGAAAGCCATTGACTTATTAAATATTCAAGTTTTCTAATCTCCATATTTTCCACCTTTGGCTTTTTAAATAATTTCTTTATCCATTCCCACATTATTAACTCCTTAATCAAAAGATAATCCTGATACTTTATTACATTTTTCAGCTATCCCTGTAAGGACATCAGGAGCATCATCATTTTTATTTTTTCCTTCCTTCTGATAAGTAGTTATAGCTTTATAAAATTCTGGCCACCTATCAGCCCAGTTAACTGGGAAATAAATATGTTCCATAACCCAAGTTGCATTAGATAATATTCTAGCTCTTTTGTTTTGTGTTTGATGAAACCATCTAACCTTACAACGATTGCTATTATATTTTTCTAATAAATGTTTATCTACTGCTCTTGCAAAACCTCTACCACCATTATTAGATTCTATATCAGCTTCTTTTATATTATTCTCAATTAATATTTTAGCAGTTGCTGGTTCCGTTATCTCCATAGGCTCTTTTGTATATAAAACATCTAAAATATATGCTTCCTTGTTATATACTCCATAGCAAATAGAACATAAGTAATCTTCTCCAGTATCAGCTGTATCTGTATAGTTTTTATATGCTGTAAATAATAAGTTATTATTTGAATCCATAGGCAACTGATTATATGTTTTTATACTACTGTATAATCTACCTTTCACATCAATAGGTTCTTGTTGGTAGTTAGCTGAAGCTATTTCTGGTCCCATAGCTTTAGCTTTTGACAAGTAAGATTTATAACTTAGTATTTCATCACAAAGCATAGTACCTTTATCATCTTGAACAGCTTTCATTTTTATATGTTTTATCTTTTTACCTTCTGCTTTATAATGTTCTATTGCTCTACCAGCTAAATCACCAGTAACCCAACGAGTCATTATGATTATTATTTTTCCACATTCTTCAAGTCTTGAAAGCAT